TGAAAAAAGGTTTAGAGAGGAAAGAAAAGGTAGACAATAAAAAAAAAGAGGGAACAGAATTAACTGCTCCCCCTAGTCACACCACACCACCACAGAGGTAGATCCCTCGCTAACCATGACGAGGGGCGAGTCTATTAAGCGACCAACCTACGAATCACTATATAGTAACTTCTTTAGTTTGTCAAGCATTTTTTCTATCTCTTCAATAGTTTTTTTAAGTTCATCAGGAATATCTTTACACTTGCGTTCCATGAACTTCTTTGCTTCTTCTTCTAGCTTCATATCCTTTTACCTTTTTTAACTGCTCAAAGTAGGCTTTATTAAAACCTCTTTCCCACTCTTTGTGTCTGTAGGTGTTAAGATTATAAGGGTTAATGATTCTACCTGATGTAAAGTCTTTATATCCTTTATCATTTGCTTTCATCTTTAAATCCTTTTAAGTATTTGTATGCTCTATAAATATTATCAGGACTATCTCCCAATAAACCTAAACTTGTATTACAATTGTGACAGAGCCAACCTCTGAACATTCTTTTTTCGTGATCGTGATCTAAACAAAATGCTGCCTTCCTATTGGTTTCTTTTAAAGCTATATCTTCTAGAGTTCGCAAGCAGATGGGGCAAGCGTGTTCGCTATCTATTGGTGGAGCTTCCTTTCGTATCTCATCTCGTATTCTTTTCATGTCTGATCTGCATTTTTTACATTCTGGTCTTCTCCAAGTATTGAAGCCACTATGCCAATCAAATGATTCTAGAGGTAGATATTGATTACACCACGTACAATTCTTGCCCTCGCCTTCAACTTGGTTAGGCAATGCTTTAAATAAATTGTACTGCATCTAAGCACCAATGTCTACAATTTCACATGAATCTCCACTACAAGCTAACGTCTGACTAGCTGACGTACCATCTTCTTTCTCATAATTTTGTAACAAGCTCCAATCTATTTTAGATGGGGCTTTTTTTATGGCCTCTTTATATTCTTCTTTTGTGCAGTCTTGATAAGGTGCTTGCTGATAAACATGATCAGAATGAGGTAAGAAAGATACACCTGACATTTCATCAAAGTGTTCATAGACAAAAGCACCAACTTCCATCCACTCGTGATCACGTACAGTAACCGTACAGCTTGGTTTATGTTCACACCAGTGTCTCTGATATGTGAGCCATAACTTTAATTGATCAATTGCTGACATAGTATTTCTATCTACACAACCACTTGGTGATTTCATAGGGAAACTAAACACTGTAATGTCATTAGGCTTCATAACACATGGCTCACTAGGTATGCCTTGATCAACCATAAACTTTGTAAGTGGATCTTTGTTATCGCCACGAACTGTTCTTATGTAATACTGTGAATGTCTAGCATGAATACCACTAGCTGAATCACATAGCTGTGATACTGTTCCACTAGGCTTAACACAAGTTATGGCTGTGCTTTGTGGTATACCAAACTTCTCAGCGTATACTTTGTTTGTGTCAATAGCTACTTGCTTGAGTTCTTTTAGAATAGCAGATAGATCTGTTGCACGGCTTGTTATTCTGTTGTCCATGATACCTGTAAGACTGACACCTAGTAATCTTTCTTCTTCTGTATTGTTCTGCCATACTTTTCGTAAATATGGGAACTTAGTCAATGTCGCCTGTGCTGTGCCTAAAATCGTTGCTAGGCGCACCTTTCTAGCTAGGTCATCTATACTATCCTTATCTCTGATTACCACCTCAGTGAGGTTACAGAACTGGTATGGACGCAATATAATCTCAGAGCATGGATTACAGCCAAAATTATAGTCAGCAGATCGTCTTCCATTCTTCTCAGCTTGCTTTTGTGCAGCAATTCTATTGAATATGCCACGTTCACCTGACTTAGATTCAACAAGTGAAGTCCATTCTCGTAAGAATGTAGCACCATCAGGTTTGTCTGTATAAACAACACTATTGTTAGCTAGTGCCATATGGGGAGCATTGTTGTACCAATCGCCTGACTTAGCATGGCGCATTCTTATATCAGATAAATTAGATAAACTAATCATAGCTGACCTACGTACACCCCCCATAACGACAACTTCACCAATCTTACACATCAGACTGTGACATTCGTAGCCTGTTAGCTTACGTCCTTTTGCATTCTCAAATGTGTTGATTGTGAATTGAAACAGTTGTACAAGTGGGCCTGGCCCTGATGCTCTACCACCAAAGGTCTTGAGTCGTGAACCCGCAGGACGAACTGCTGATGTATCGTATGTAGGTATCTCACCTGCATAGAGAAGAGATATCAAGATTCTAAACGCTTTTGCCCAACCCTCTTTACTATCTTTAACTTTAATACACGTATCTGACTTATATAGTTCGTGTGGTATCTCAGGTAGCTTTTCTGTGTACTGTCTTTCAACACTAAAGCCTACACCTGTGCCACACAACAATATATACATTGTCTCATCGAATGATTTAGGATCGTCTACAGGCAAGTAAGCACAATTATAACCCGCAGTATTGTCTCTATCTAATGCTACGCCTGAAGTCATTAATGCTCTCATAGAAGGCATTACCTGTAGGCTATGTATAGCTTCCCACAAATAACCTTTTGTAGCATTGTCAATAGATACCTTACTACCTAAGTAATCCATATAACGTGATACTGTTTCTGTCCATGTTTCTCTTCTGTTTTCTTCATCTAACCATCGTGCATAGCGAGAAACAGCTATAAAATTTTGATAATCAGTTGGGAGTGCGTTTGTCATGTGTCACCTTTATACTATTAATTTCCATTCCATCTACATCAAAGATGAGATCTTCAATAACTTCTTGTACTGCTTCTTCTGTATCTTCATCTACAGGCAGTATATTCTCTTCTTCGTCAATGTCAAGCATTAAAAATACTTTAACTTTCACTTTCTTTTTCCACTTTCTCAATCATTCTATCTAGATAAAATCTAGCTTTTCTTAAATCTTCTACAGGCTTATCTTTAAAAGGCCATCTCCATATGTATTTAAATATGACTTGCCATAAGTAATATACGTGTCCACTAACATTAACTTTAGTGTTTCGGCCTTGATCAATCATTGCTTCCATAGCATCTATGCACTCAATAGATCCACTAGCATAATGACTAGGATGATTTACGGCATCCTCTTGAATACCATATTCACCTGAAAATATTTCTTTGTCTTTAAATAATTCTGTCATACTGCACCCCAATTAACTTTAATTACATTTCCTTCTTTCGATATAATCTTAGGATCTCTCTTTACTTTCTTTTCTAGTTTATCTTGTTTACGTAACTCATTCCCAACTTTGTTAGCTTCTAATTTTTTACGTTCATTATATACAAGCTGTAAGAACTTTTCGTCTGTTTCCATTAATGTTACGCACGTACTCATAAGCGACATCATATTGACAATCATTTCTCTAGTTGCTGTGTCGTACTTGTTGTCAGCAGAGTAGTACATATGAATATCAACATCACCTGTCCATTTGCCCTCATTGTCATCTTTACAAGATAAAACTAAAGCAAAGTCATCTAAGCCTATTTGCATCTCTTCTCCTTTAACCATTTAATAGGGATAACCCTTGTTGCATATTTAAAATCATTCTTTTCGCACCACATACCATAAGTTGTCTTACTACCTTTATATAGTTTACTTCTTTCATTTGTAAAGACAAATCGAATATCTAATTCAGGATGTTGCTTTTTTACCTCAATATGTTTTCTGCGATCTTCACTTGTAAACAGACCTTTCGTTTCTATGATAATGCCATTATCTAATACAAAATCAGGTGTGTACACTCTAAAACGCACGTCTGTCCATTTAATCTTAAACTCTTCGTAGCGAACACAAGACTCATGCTCCTTTATAAATTTAGCAACTTGCTCCTCAAGTCCACTACGATACTTTCTTTTGTTGTGTCTTCTCCTTTTCATGCTACGTGTAAATACTCAACCATTGGTGGCTCTTTGGCTTGAGACACTTTAGAAGGTAACTCCTGTATGTTTTCCCAACAGTCTAGCTTATATTTGCAGAAGTGACACTCTTTAGGTAACTTTAGATTGCCTGATGGTTTATTGCGATACGTTTCAGGTTCAGGTTCAAAACATCTTTCAAATGGTTCATCATTATTTATATAATTAATTGTGTCCTTGACACTTTTCATAACTTCTTTTCTGTCCATCTCAGATGCAGACACATATTTAAAATCACCATTTGATTTATTGATGACCCACCAACCACCTACTTTAGCTCCTGTACCTTCAGCATATACTGCTAATTGTGGTATGTAACCAAAAGAATCATTGCTTCTTAACGATTCGTAGTTAGCGAACTTGTTTTTGTATGACCAGTTAGATGCTGACTTAACATCATCGACCTTACCATTTAATATTAAGTCATACTCACCACTAATGTTTTGACCCTCAATATCAATATCAATCTTACCATTATCTTCAAACTCTACTTTCATAGCTCTTAGTATGCCTTTGAAAATAGATTCAACTACATCACCTAAAAACATATTAATGACAAAGTTAGAGGGCAACTCAGATGTCTCACTAGGTTTGTTCTTATCGAACCACAGTTGACATTTGGGCCTACCTAAGTTTGAAGGACGTAACCTAAACTCTTGTCGTGCTTCTCCTGCAAACTGTCGATGTAAAGCATCTCTAATGTCATTGACAACTGTTTCAATAACCTCGCTACTCATTTTAGTTTTGTGACCAACGATATCTTTTAGATATGCTTGCATCAACAGTTCAACAGGATGATTCATTTAGGCTACCTCATCTTCTAAAAAGGCATCGACTAAATCAATATCGTCTTCAGTCATGTTACTGCCACGTTTTTCATCGTAGCTTGTAATAACATAGGAGTTGTAGTTCTCAACCCAATCGACAAAAGACTGTAGTGTTTCAGCATCTTCAGGATTAACATCTAACGCTTTACCATTTAAAGTAGCGACAACGGTATAGTATTTAGCTCCTGTAGCAATCTCTTGTGCTTCTGTCTTGAAGTCAATTGAATGCTGAATAGGAAGATGCTTACGTTTAGCTAGGGTGTTAAAAGGCTCACCAGAAGTTTTAAAGCTAGTCCTGTTGTCCACTTCAAAGATAACAGGAATGTTTTCATAAGGCTCGTTTAGTTTCTTGCCCTCTTCATCAACAGGCTTATCAAGTGTAGCAAGGCCAAAGATGACTCTGACACGTTTAATTGTCTTAATCGTCTTTTGCATATCCTCACTCAATGCTTTAAAGTCTTTGATATATCCTGCGGGCTTACCACAGTTAAAGCCACCTACTGTGTCTTTTAAGTCACCATTTAAATTATCTGCCATCGTAGTCTTGACAAAATATCCTGGTGTATCTGTATCAGTAGATTGCACATACCTCTTATACATAAACCTTTGCATAAAAGGACGTATTGATAGTTTAGGTGCGTAGATAATCTTATCATCAGGCATCTGAACAGAATAAGAGCCAGCTTTGACTACCACTGTCTCTGTCTCTTCACCATCAATGGTTTTTATACCCATAATAGGGGCATGAATAATCTTTACTCTGGCAAGTGTAGATGTTTTAGAATCAGAATTATCACCCTCTGTGCTAATACCCATCACCTTTGACATCATATTAAAATTGCCAACAGTATCTTTTGTTACTAAATTTGTTTCAGTCATTATATCCTCACTTTCTGACTTAATAGAAACTATAGTTATACACTAAATTTCTTTCGTGTCAAGCCAATTCTTTCCTATTTTTGCTTCTAATAATAAAGGTACATTAAAATCAATAGCATAGTAATGGTGGATAATGTCGTGCAGATTTGAGTTTAGGTGTGCAACTGCCGCTATCACTTTATCCACCTCGTTAGGATGTACATCGACTACAATCGAATCATGTACAGTGTTTATCAGACAACTATGTAGCTTGTCAAGTGCTTTTTCAAATTCCAACAAAATAATTGGAACAATACAGCCTGTAGCAAAACCTTGTACAGGATAATTTTTAATCATAGTGAAGAATGTTACGCCATTTGTTCTCCTTTCAACTTGTGGAAATGAATATTGTCTACCAGACGGTATAACAATCCTTTTAGTGGCAAGAGCTTCATCAGCTAATTTTTGATGCCATC